ATCCTCTCCGAAGCCGAGCGCCCGATTTACGACAACATCATGCGCAAGGAGATAGAGGCGAACTATATGAGTGAGAACCTAATCGTCAATGTGCGAGAATTCGAGAAGGCTGAGATAGCTACTGGAACGCCAGAATGGACATATCGAACAGACGACGTGCAAGGAGATTCTTATCGGCTTCTCCTCGGTGATTCCGCAGAGCGGCTCAAGGAACTTCCAGACGAAAGTATTGATCTTTCGGTCTTCTCGCCACCATTCCTTTCACTCTACACCTATTCGCCGAGCGAACGGGACATCGGTAACAGCAGAACCGCCGATGAGTTCTTTCAGCATTTTGGCTACATCATGGACGAACTGCTGCGTCTCACGAAGCCTGGACGCCTTGTGTGTTGCCATGTCTCCCAGGTGCCAGCCATGTTGAGCCGTGATGGTTATATAGGACTGAAGGACTTCCGCGGAGCAACCATTAATGCATTCGAGGATCATGGTTGGATCTATCATGGTGAGGTCTGTATCGACAAAGACCCTCAGGCTCAGGCTATCCGGACTAAAAGTAAGGCACTGTTGTTCGTTCAGATGCACAAGGATTCCTCTTGGCTACGGCCCGCCTTGGCAGATTACATCCTAGTTTTCCGCAAGCCAGGAGTGAACGCTACACCCATCGCCCCCGATATTACGAACAATGAATGGATTGAATGGGCAAGACCCATCTGGTACGGACTTCGGGAGAGTGACACCTTGAACTTCGCTGAGGCAAGATCAGAGAAGGACGAACGCCACATCGCCCCGTTACAACTCGGTGTCATTGAACGTTGCATCCGCCTTTGGAGCAACAGAGGCGAACGGGTTCTATCGCCATTCGCAGGAATCGGGAGCGAGGGATACGAGGCTATCCGTCTAGGACGCCGCTTCGTCGGCATTGAACTAAAGCCAGAGTATTTCAATGTCGCAGTAAAGAACTTAGAGAAAGCAGAGCAACAAGCCACCTCAGGCACATTATTCTCCTGGGCCGAGGGACAAAATGGTCTGGGCGATAGCTAGCGCGGCCCTTGCCGTCGGCATGGAATGGTGGTTCCGGTCGTATGGGACGTGGCCGTTATGGTTTGTTCTCCCAGCGGTTGCCGTGAACTACTGCATCTACCGCCTTGTGACGGGTAGCGACAGCCTCATCGGTGGCATTATCCTGTTCACGGCAGTGAGCGTCGCGCTGCGGTTGGCCGTGAGCCTACAGCTCGGCGAACTGCGTTCGATGCAAGATTATGGGCGGGCGACAGCCTACGTGCTTCTTAGCCTATGGCGCTAAGGGATCGCGGAAGCCCCTCATATCGTCGTCCATATGCGCGGTGTCGCGGCACGACCAATGCAAGTGCGCGGCCACGCCCCCGCTGTCGCCAGACCAGCCGATAACCTGCCCGCGCACGACGCTCTCATTGGGACCGCAGTTCCAATTGATGGCGCTTAGGTGGTAGTAGTGCGTCTCGATGCCGCCGCCGTGGTCGATGATGATGTGGATGCCCCGGGCCGGCCGCAGTGGTATCGTCCCGGCCAGCAGCACGACGCCATCCTCTGAGGCGAGCACGGGTGTCCCGATAGGACAGGCCACGTCAACGCCGTTGTGCCGCCCGCCATACTCGCGGTAGAGGGCGCGTATCGCCGGATCGTCGGGGACCTCGCCGAAGCCTTGGGAGATGGGCCACTCGCCCTCCAGCGGCCACGCGAGGTCTAGGGGTTTGGGAGTGTCGCCTTCAACGCCTGGACAAGGTTGTAGCCATCGCCGGCGAGCTCAGGGATGCGGTCGAGTTCACGGCCCATCTCCTCGAACGTGGCGTTGGGAGCCTTCGCCTTATCAGCCTGCCGCTGAATCTCCAGGAACTTCTCGGCGATGTCGTCAAGCGTAGGCATAGCGCCTCCTGTATTGCTCGGTGAAGTCCCAGCAACGGGTGAAAACAGCTCTATAGTAACCGTTGCGCTACCAGCGGTTTCGGTACGCAACGGAACAGGCGTTAGGTTTACTATGGCTGGCACAGCGGCCCAGGCCCGTAGCTGGTCGTCGGTCGGATAGTAGGAGTCCCACGACCTGTCGTTGTGTCCCAGTGTGTACCAGCAGGGGCCGAGCAGGCCGTCCCGCTGCCAATATTGAATATTCTCCTCGATGCGGAAGCGGACGGCGGTTTCACTTGGTCCATCGTCCGCGGACCAGCCTACCCGCCCGCGCTCTGGTTTGCGCTCTACGCCGACCTCAGTCGGGATATGCTTCTGGCGAATACTGTCATCCCACCATGCTGGCCAGTGGTTATCAGGAATCGATTGGCCCGCTCCGAGGTAACGGCGGCTCGTGTAGAAGTCGTCAATGAAGCGCTGCTCAGCGTCGATCCAGCCGTCGTAGCAGTGTGCGCCCACGAAGTCGCTGGCCTCGGCCACAGGGCGCAGCACGTCGGGCGGGTCATTGCCGTAGGCCAGATTCAGGCAGATGGTGGGCAGGCCGAGGTTGCGGCAATGCTCAATGAAGCGAAGCTCCCACAGCGCGGCGGCTGCTGCTTGGCTGTATTCCTCGTTCAGCCCGTGAGCGATGCACTGCCCGAAGACACCGGAAGACTTGGCCGCAATCTCGATGCGCGAGGCTATGACGCCTGGCTGGTTCGTCAGCGTCGCGCCTAGTACGTCCCGCAATATCAGCTTGCAGTCCGGCCCCACGATGTCGGCGATGTCGCGCAGGGCATGCCAGGCCCCATCGCCCACCACGAGGTGTGACGGCTGGAGCAGGCGCAGACGCGCCGCGATGGTCGGATCGAAGTGATAGATGGTCGCGCCGAGGTAGCCCATGCTCAGGCCCTACCGATTCCCGCGATTACGGCCAGCACCTCACGCGACGGGCTACCTGGCGTTGCCACGCATGGCCTCTCATCATCCCATGCGCTTCCCTGGGAGCGAGTCACTTGTCTGTCGCCTCTACGCCAGTACTTCCTGCACGGTCAAGGAACAGGAAGCATAGACGTGACCCCCACTGGTTTCCACCGTGTCGGCTATTGCAAGCGATAATGCCTTCTCATGGAAGTTATGCACACACAATGCACACATAGGGAGAGGCCATCCATCGCTGATTTCGGGAAGTCTGTTCCCGATAAACGCAGCCTCCCCATCACATATTGGGCTAGGGCTTCCAGCCATCGCAAGTCCCTCTTGCCAGAAGATTATGTGATAGTTCTTATCATCGAGATTTTGACCTACCCAGTAAGTGCCCTGCACGACAAACCCATCAGGGTAACGATAAGCGTTCATAGCTCCTGCACCGTATCGTTGTTGGCCCGCAGCCGCGCAACGACCTCATCACGTGACATGACGTTCCAGTTGTCGTCGAACAGTGCCTTGATTCTGAGCCTCAGCTGATAGATCGACTCGCGGTCCCCGTTGATGAGGTAGAACGGCGGCACGTCCTCGTCTAGTGGCGTCACGACCTTGGTTTTGCCCCACTCACACATGATGGTATCGAGGTCGGCGCTCCGCCAAGCCTCGTAGCCATTGAGCTGTAAAATCTGGCGCAGCCATTCCTCGTTTTTCAGGCCCCAGTCTGTCACCTGGAACCAGAGCGTGGGATCGGCTGGGCCGATAGACGGCGGCTCAGATGGCGTAGCGAACGCCCATTCGTGCTCGAGCTCTAGCAGCCTGAGCGCGATGG